TAAAACCATACAAAGAGCACTGTTAGAGGCAGCAAGATTTTCTTTTGTAAGTGGAAAAGATAACGATTTAGTAGAAAAGACAACTATTTTAGTTTGGCCAGGTGAGCATTTAATTGATAATAGACCGGGTTTTGCAATTTATGATAATGGAGGCACAGCATATGCAGTTCCACCAACCGGAGGAACAGGGTCTCCTGCACAAGGCGTCTTATCATTAGAATTAGACTCTAATTTTGACCTAACTCAAGAAGATAATATTCTCTATAAGTTTAATAGTATCAATGGTGGTGTTGTAGTTCCTAGAGGAACTTCTATTGTTGGTCTTGACTTAAGAAAAACAAAACTCAGACCAAAGTATGTTCCTAATCCAACAGACCCATTAGTTGCTAAATCAGCAATTTTTAGAGTTACTGGTGCTTGTTACTTCTGGCAGTTTTCTTTCTTTGATGGAGATGATTCTGGTCTCGTTTATACTCATCCATCTTTCTTTACAAGCGGATATCAATCCATTCCAAGATTCTCTCACCACAAACTGACTTGCTTTGAATATGCTGATGGTGTTAATGAAGTTGGTAGTTATGGTCTAACAGACCTTGATATGTATTATAGCAAGTTGTCTAATGCTTTTAATTCATATCGTCCAATTCCAACAACTGCAAAGTTTCCTGCAAGCGAAGAAGATTTTGCAAAGAGAAATTCTGAATGGGAGATTGTTGGGGCATTTGCGTCAGATCCAGTCGATATTTCTTCAATTATCTCTGGAAATGGAACTACGGCAAGTACACAAGTTACTGTAACAACCTCAGAATCCCATAATCTAAATGTAGGAACTCCAATTAAAATCAGAGGAGTTTCTGCACCAGAATATAACATTGCTTCAGTAGTTCAATCTGTAATTAGTGATACTCAATTTACATATTTACTTGAAACATTCCCAATTACTCTTCCCGCTAACCCAAGCGCATCTGGTGCGACAGTTGTAGTTGAAACTGATACTGTATCTGGTGCGTCTCCTTATATCTTTAACTGCTCATTGAGATCAGTTTGGGGTATGAATGGAATGCACGCTGATGGTAGTAAAGCATCAGGATTCCGTTCGATGGTTGTTGCACAGTTTACCGCTGTATCTCTACAGAAAGACGACCGTGCATTTGTAAAGTATGATAAAGAAACAAGATCTTATAATGGAGTCATCTATGATACTGTTTATGGTGGAGATTTACCTACTGGTGCTTCTCAAACAGACACTACAAAAGTTTACCACCTAGATCCAGATGCGATTTATCGACACGGGTGGGAAACAAGTCACATTAAAGTTACAAACGATTCTTTCATTCAGGTTGTTTCTGTTTTCGCAATTGGATTCAACAAACACTTTGACCTAGAGTCTGGTGGTGATGCATCGATTACCAACTCAAACTCCAACTTTGGTCAGATTTCATTAAACTCTGATGGATATAAGGCACAAGCATTTTCAAAAGATAATAATGCTTTCATTACATCAATTATTACGCCTAGAGATATTAATCCAGTAGAAGAAGATATTGAATGGTTGTCAATCGATGTTGGTCTTACAACATCTGTTGGTATTACAACTCATCTTTATCTTTTCGGTCTCAATGCAGTAGATAGTATTCCTGTAAGTGTTACTCAAGGATATCGAATTGGTGCAAGAGTAAATGATAAGCTTTATCTTTCAATCGGATCGACAGAATATTCTGCAAACATTTATATGCAAGATGGAGTTACAAGCTCCTTCCACGCATATTCAGTAACAAGTGTATCTTCTTCAACTCTGACTCTTGGAACTCACGCCATTCAAACAGGTGAGAAGATTATTATTAACAGTGAAACTGGAGATCTCCCAGAAAATGTAACTCCACACATTGTTTATTATGCAATTCGTGTTAACTCAACTCAAATTCGTCTTGCAACATCATTCACTAATGCTCTAAACAATGAAGCATTAACTCTATATGGTGGTACTCAACTGAAGATTTACAGTAGGGTTTCTGATAAAATTGCAGGAGACATTGGATCACCAATTCAATTTAACTCTACAGTAGGAAACTGGTATGTTACTGTAAATAGTGCAAACCAAATTTATAATCAACTTAATGCACTAGGAGTTGCGGAGTTAGGTGAAACGACAGATCTTACTTATGTTAAGAGAGTCGTTGATGAAAGAAGTTTGGATGAGAGAGTTTATAAGATTAGAGCAGTTATTCCAAAAGAACTCACTGCTGCTAAAGATCCTGAAGAAGGATTTATTATTCAGGATTCAAGCACAACTGGTGCTCGTCCAAATGACTTTACAAGAACCAGTATTGCGAGCACAGATTATGAGTATAATAAGAATCCAAGATTTATTACAACTTGTTCTGTAAGTTCCAATACAATTACAGTATTATCTGAAATTCCTCATGATTTGAATGTTGGTGATATTATTGTTGTCAAGAATGTAACTGACAGTAATAATCTACCTGGCACAGATAATCGTGGTTATAACGGTCGCTTCCGTGTTGCATCCGTTGTAGATGATATGTCATTTACATATTCTACAACTGACTTAAGTGGAAGAGTTCATACTCCTGGAGCAACGAGCACAAATAATATTGACTTGAGAGTTACGGATGACCAAGTTAGAGAACTGCCACGTTTTGAAAGAAATGACATTCAACAAAACTTGTATGTTTATCGAAATGAAGTCATCTCTCCATATGTTCAAGGGCAGCAGGATGGAATTTATCACCTGTATGTTTTAAATGCAAGTAATGGAATTCCAGAAGAGTTTATTAATCTCAAATATTCCCAGAGTCCTGTAGACCTCTATCCACAGTTGGATAGAGATAATGTTGAATCTAATCCTCCATCCGCAAAGACATTTGCTCTTCGTGCTCCAATTGGTGACACAAACACCAGTGATTTAAAGAAGAGTATCACCAGAGAAACTGTTGATAAATTTGCAATATCTTTGGGAATTGGACAATCAATTACTGCAACGTCCACAACACCAACGAGTTCAACACTCACATTCGGTAGAAGACATGGATTTGGTGGAATTACTCTCGGTGCGATTACTGCAGGTGCATCCTATAATGATGGCACCTTTTATGATGTAAAACTCTTAAATACCGATCCAAATCCACTTGTTGGAACTTGGAAGGGTGCAACAGCAAAAGTTGTTGTATCTGGTGGTGCTGTCACTTCTGTTGATATTATTTCTGCTGGTTCTGCTTATACAAATGGAGAAGCACTTTACTTTGATAACACCAGAATTGGTGCTGGTAATGGTAATGCAAGATATACCTTATCTACCGCTGGTATTTCTACAAGCATTGGTGATGTAGTTCAGGTTACTGGTATTGGCACAACTGCAGATTCTTATCATCGTATCAGTGCAGTCAACTCTGCAACTCAAATCTCTATTGCTAAAACTGCAGGAGACCCAAATCCTGTTGTTGGACAATATGTTGTGGTTGTTGGTCCATCCGCAAGAGTTACATCAACAAGTTATAGTTCTGTAACAGGAATTGCAACATTTACAACAGCAACTCCACACGGATTGTTGGCAGGAAATAAGTTTAGAATTATTGATTCTTCAAACAATAATGTTGGAGACTACATTGTAAAAGAGAGAGTAGGTGTTACTACATTTACAGCAACAACGAATAAGTCTTTAAGTGTTGTAAATGGATTTGTTTTAAAACACTCTCTGTCTGCAAATGATGCAATCTCTGATGTTAGAGAGGAAAACTTTGGTGTTCGTCAAATTTCTTTCTATGGAAATGAAATTGTAAGACTCACATCAGCAATTTCTGACGATTCTGCAGCAACAACTCTTCAAGTTTCTTCTATCACTTCAGGTATTGGTACTGGTGCAAGATTCCCAATGGGATCTTACATTCAGGTTGATAGTGAGGTAATGAGAGTTACTTCTTCAAGCAATAACTCTCAATTTACAGTTCTTCGTGGTGCTCTTGGAACAAGAAAAGAAAGTCACGATGCTGGTTCTCTGATTCGCAAAATTAATCCACTTCCTGTTGAGTTCCGCAGACCATCTATTATTCGTGCTTCTGGGCATACATTTGAATATCTTGGATACGGTCCTGGAAACTACTCCACAGGTCTTCCTCAAATTCAATTGAAGTCTCTGACTGAAAGAGAAGACTTCCTAGTACAATCACAAGAAAGGTCTGGTGGTATTGTTGTTTATACTGGTATGAATAATAATGGTGATTTCTTCAGCGGAAACACCAAAACATCTTCATCTTCTGGTGAAATCACTTCATATGATATTCCAACTCCAACAGTAACTGGTGAAGACCCTTCCAAGTCTAGTGTTGTTTATGATGAAGTCACTGTTAAAGAAAGACTTCTTGTAGAAGGTGGAGATTCTGGCACAATTCTTTCCCAATTTGACGGTCCAGTTACATTCAACAAGCAAATTAGAGCAAAGGATGCTGTGACCTTTAGTGGTCAAGTTAGAATCACTAACGCATCAACTTCAGATTCTGTTGGAAAAGGTGCTCTAATTGTTAAAGGTGGAGTTGGAATTGGTGAAAATCTTTATGTCGGTGGAAATACATTCTACACTGGCACTGTTGCAATTACAAATGCAACTGAGTCTACAACCACAACCACTGGAGCATTTACAGTTGCTGGTGGAGTCGGAATCGCAAAGAATCTGAATGTCGGTGGTTCATTATCAGTTGCAGGTGTATCAACATTTACTGGTCTTCTTGACGCAAATGGTGGAGCAACAATCGACAACATCAGAATTGGTGTTGCTGGGGACAATGAAATTGACACTTCTACTGGAAATCTAACAATTGATTCGGCAGGAGGAACTACAACTCTTGATGACAACGTTAGTATTACTGGTACTGCAACAGTTACAGGTCTTCTTGATGCAAATGGTGGAGCATCAATTGATAACATTCAAATCGGAATCACTGGTGACAATGAAATTGATACTTCTACAGGAAACTTAACAATTGATTCTGCTGGAGGAACTACAACTCTTGATGATAACGTCAGCGTCACAGGCACTCTATCAGTCAGCAGCACTTTAAGTGTAAATGGAAATACAACTCTTGGTAATGATAGTGGTGACATTACAACTGTCAATGGAGAGTTAAGAGTTACTGGAGACATCACTGCATTCTATACTTCTGACCAAAGATTTAAAGATAATATTCAACCAATTGAAAATCCACTTGCTAAAGTTATTTCAATCAGTGGTAACACTTATTCTTGGAATGAGAAATCTGGAAAAGAAGGAAATGATGTTGGTGTAATCGCACAAGAAGTTCTAGAAGTTCTTCCTGAAGCAGTTACAACTAGAGATAATGGTTACTTGGCAGTTGATTATCAAAGACTCGTCCCTCTGCTTGTAGAAGCAATTAAAGAGTTGTCAGGTAAAGTTGAATATCTTGAGCAAAAACTCCAAGATAAATAACTAAAAAACATATAAGATGGCAAATTATAAAAAGTCATTTAATTTTAGAAATGGCGTTCAGGTTGATGAAGATAATTTTGTCGTAAATGCTAATGGTTTGGTGGGAATCGGAACAACGATTCCCGAAGGATATCTTTTGAATGTATATGGTGATACTAGAATTACTGGTCTTGTCACAGCAAGTCAGTTAAATATAGGGGTTGCAACAGTTGGATTCTTAACTGCAACTGGAGCATCGGTTTCTGGAGTAGTAACTGCAGCATCTTTCTCTGGAAGTGCTGCAGGACTAACTGGAATTTATGCAATTGCTGTAGATGGGTGGTATATTGATGGTGGATATATCTCTACTACATCAAATGTTGGAATTGGAACAACGCTACCGACTGGAAATTTCCAAGTTGGTACTGCTGTTACGATTAATAACACTGGAAATGCAACCTATACAGGTATTGTAACAGCAGCAGGATTTACTGGAATAGGAACTATTTCTGCAGCATCTTTTGTTGGAACTGGTCCTGGTCTTACATCTTTAAATGCATCTAATATTGCATCAGGAACTTTATCAAACGATAGATTACCATCAAATATTAGTGTTGCTGGAGTTGTAACTGCTTCTAGTTTTGTTGGAGTTGGGTCAGACTTAACATTACTTAATGCATCTAATATTGCATCAGGAACTTTATCAAACGATAGACTCCCTTCAAATATTAATGTTTCGGGAGTTGTAACTGCTTCTAGTTTTGTTGGTTCCGGAATTGGAATTACTCAAATTAGTGCGTCCAACATAGAATCTGGAACTCTATCAAATAGCAGGTTTCCCTCAAGCATCAGTGTTTCTGGTGTAGTAACTGCAACTACTTTTGTTGGCAACTTAACTGGAACTGCAACGACTGCAACTTCCTTATCTGGAAGTCCAAATATCGTTGTAGGAATTGCAACAGCATCTAATTCCTTAAATGTAGGAACTGCAGGTACAGGATTCTCTGCACTATCAACTGGAAATATTGGTGTAGGAACTGCAATTCCAACATCAGAATTGCAAATCATTAAGAACAATAACACTCTTGTTGAGGTTATTTCTCAAACTAACCAAGCGAGAATTAGTATTGGTCAATCGGTTGGTGTAGGTAGAAGCACTGCTGTTATTAGATTTGGAAGCACAAATAAAACTCTTGATATTCTGAATAATGACACTGGAAATGTAAATCTTTATCTTCACGCTGGACCTTCTGGCATTGGTACTGGAAGATTTGATTGGATTTATGGTCAGACAAATACTGAATTAATGTCTCTGACCTATGCCGGATACTTGGGAATTGGAATTACAAATCCAACAAGTAATCTTCACGTTGTAGGAACTTCAACAGTTACAGGTAATGCTAATTTTGGAAGTAACGTAACAATTACTGGTAATCTTACTGCTGGTAGTATAACTTTACCATCCCTGATTACTAACACTAACATTATTAATTCTTCTGGTGTTTCAACATTCTTTGATTTAGATGTATCTGATAACCTAAGAGTTACAAATAATATTGGAATTGGAACTACATCAGCAATTACTGATTTAGATGCCAGAGGAAAGGTTGCTTTATTCGGAAGTATAGGAATTAACACTGATGTTGTTCCTACTGAGAGTCTAGTTGTCGGTGGTTATTCTTACTCCGATGGTGTTGGGGTAGGAACTACTGCAACTGATGCACATCTTGGAGTTTATGGAAATATTGAGATTTATCCACCAAAAGATGGATATCAATCCATTATCAATGCTTATGGTGCAAACGTAATCTTTGATAATACTTCTACAGTTGGTGTGGGAACTACAGTTGCTCTAGCGGCAGTTGACTTCTCAAATGCTGGTTATGGTATTACAAATAAGATTGCATCCTTTATGATTATACCAAGAGTAACTGCATCCGAAAGAGTAGGACTGATTACTCAAATTGGAGCAATTGTTTATAATTTGACAACTAATAAGTTCCAGGGATATACTGGAACAGGTTGGGCAGATTTCCATTAAATAGTATAACTTAATTTGTAAATATGAAAAAATTTGTAATTCTTGGGTCTGGAACCTCTGGGTTGATTGCTGCGACAATGATAAAAAAACGTTGGGGAGACCAGGTGAGTGTCTCCCTTTATTATGATGCAAAGAAAAGAAATATTGCAGTTGGTGAAAGCACAACACCAATTGTCACATATTTCCTAAAAAAATATCTAGATGTAGATATTACTGATTTTTTAAAGGATACTGGAAGCACTGTAAAATTGGGAATCAACTTTAAAGATTGGATTCCTGGAGTAGAATACTTTCACGGATTTCCTGAACTAGATTTTTCTAATACTCATTATCCTGAAAGTTTGTATTCAATCCTAATTGACAATTATGATGGGGGAATGAATTACTCTAAAGCAACTTCAACCTTGCCGAGTCATACATTTAGATTTGTTCACGCCTTACACATAGACACTCAAGTATTTTCAAAGTATCTTGAAGAAAGAATCGAGAATGATATTGAAATCATTGATGATATTGCAGAAAAGGTAAACTCTGATGGTGAAAATATTCAGAGTATTGTCTTTAAAAATTCTGGTGAAGTAAAGGCAGATTTTTATATCGATGCATCTGGATTTAATTCCATTCTACTTAAAGAATTAAATCCAAAGTGGAATGATATATCAGACTATTTGCCTATTAATAGAGCAATTCCTCAACAAGTTCCTCATCAATTTGCAGAAGTTCCTTCGTATACTTTGGCAGAAGCAACTGACAATGGATGGATATGGAGAATTCCAATCGGAAATAGATATGGTACAGGATACTTATATTCATCTAGATTTACTTCTGATGAAGAAGCAAGAACAAAATACAATCAGTGGCTTCTAGAAAATTTCAATACAGAACTTCAAACAGATAGAATTATTGAATACAATCCAGGATATTATGAAAATCACTGGATAGGTAATTGTATGGCAGTAGGATTGTCAAGCGGATTTGTTGAACCTTTAGAATCCACTGGAATTCATATCATCATTCAGCAACTGAAAGATTTTATTGAGTATAATCCAACACTCAATAACTTAAAATACAACAGAATGGAATGCAATCGTCGTTGTAATAGTTTGTATAAAGAAGTTGTAGAGTTTGTCTGTTTACATTACAATACCAATCGCACAGACTCTGAATTCTGGAGATATATGACTTCTCATAAAACAGAATGGGTGAAAGCATTTGATGAGAAATGCAGAGAAGAGTTTTTAGAAGAAATTAGTATTGAAAATGGTAAAGAATTTTGGCACGTTGATAGTTATATTCAGGTTGCTCAAGGTCTTCAAATGTTTAATCCAGAATCAATTCAAAAGTTTCTAGATTCTCTACCAGATGGAAAACAAATTTTAGAAAATTGTCGTATTCGTTATGAGGAAGTTCAAAGAGCAAAAAGACAAAATATGAATATCCCTCACCATTCCGTGTTAAATGGGTCGGTCATCATAAATAATCATTAAAAAGTAGTAAGTGATATGGCAGCATCTGTAACAAAAGAAGGTCCTTACTATTCTTCTGGGTCTATTTCTTTTAGTTCTTTAAGAAGTAACTTTAAAGAAGCAGGGTCTGGTTCAATTAGTGCATCAGAGTTAAGAAGAAATACAACTGTAACAAATACAAATCCAATTGTTCCAGACGCTACAGAAAATAGTAATATTTCTACTTCTTCGAATCTAACAATATCACAATTCAGAAATTCAATCAAGTTTTATTACATCACTCAAACTGGCACTGATGTCAATTTTGATATTGATGCTCAATCTTGGAATGGTAATCTAACTAAAAACATCAGAAAGTGGATGTATATCAATGGAACTTGTGGTTCCAATTCTATATCCTCAACAGCAGCAGACTTTAATACAACTGCTTACAACTTAACTGTTGATGTTTCTGGTGGAATTTATGGCGCCTCTGGTGCTGGTGGCACCGGTGCTACTATCAGTGGTGGTAGTGGTGGTCCTGCTCTGTCTATGAATTCTTCTGGTGGAAATAATATCGTTGTATTTGTAAGAAGTAGCGCAAACATTTATGGTGGTGGTGGAGGTGGAGAAAAAGGAGCAACAGGTGCAGCAGGAAGCCCTGGAACTTGCACAGATTCTTATACTGCTTCTAATTGTGGAGGTTGTCCTGGATGTGCTAGTGGATATGTTGAAGGTGGTTGTTGGAGTGCTGGCGAATGTGCTAGAAGGCAGGTTTGTAACTGGTGGGGAAACTGTTGGTGGGAAGCATCTGCTTGGACTCACTATAGAACTTGCACTAGAACCTATGGAGTTTCTGGTGGAACTGGTGGAGAAGGAGGTAATGGTGGACCTGGAAGGGGTTATAATAATGCAGGGTCTTTAGCGGGTGCTGGTGGTGCCGCTGGTGGTCCTAATAATGGTTGTGGTTCTACCAATGGCGCAACAGGAGAAACTGGTGGTAGTGGTGGAGACTGGGGTTCTAGTGGTGGTAATACAACAAATAGTGGAAATGGTGGGTCTTCAGGAAGAGCAATTTCTGGATCTAATTACACAGTCACTGGTACAATTAATTCCTCAACAATTAAAGGATTGTATCTACCATAATAAATATTTTTAAAATTTGAATTGATTAAAATGTCCGAAAATCAAGATTATCCTTCATTACTAGAGCAGGGTAAAAATTTAGCAAAGTTTTCTTGGGATGTAATTAACTACATTCATAAAAATCAGGGAGAAGTGTTAATTGTCTCTGATAAAGTATTTGATGAAAGACTTGAAATTTGTAGAGGTTGTGACAAGTATGATAAGTATGAGAATAGGTGTAGAGAATGCGGATGCTTCATTCCAGCGAAAGCAAAAATTATCTTGGATAGTTGTCCACTAAACAAATGGACGGAAGATAAGGAAGGTTGGGATAAGAAGTTTGAGGATATTACAAAAAAACTTGAAGAATAGACACTTGACAAACTGGCACAGGGGGGTCGCAAGACCCCTTTTTTGCTGCTATAATATTCCTATATTCAATGAGACCGATGATTCAACTTCGTCCTCACCAACAAATTGCTCTGGATGCTCTGGCGGAGCACCTCAAAGGTATTTGTGTGTTTCCGACTGGCGGCGGCAAGACCAACGTTGGTATCTTTGATGCTATTCGTGTGTTTCAGTCTAGCACTCCCAAGACCATTGTGGTGACGGCACCCCGCATCCTCCTGGCAGAGCAGTTGTCTGCTGAATACCTTGAGTTTATCACCAATGCTTCTGTGCTGCACGTTCACAGCGGTGAGACTCATCACTTCAGCAGCACTCGCCCCAATGTGATTCGCACTTGGTATGAGCAAACTCAAGGTCACAAACTGATTTTCACCACTTACAATTCTCTGCAGCAACTTGCAAAGGCAGATATTGAGGTGGATACGATTTACTTTGATGAGGCACACAATAGCGTTCAACGGCACTTCTTTCCTGCCGTAGAGCATTTTGCTGCTGAAGCAAAGCGTTGCTATTTCTTTACTGCAACGCCCAAGTATTCTGCCACTGTTGCCAAACCTGGTATGAATGATGTTGCTGTCTACGGCAACATTATCGCCAAAGTTCCTGCTCCCGAATTGGTGCAGGGTGGTTACATCATTCCTCCCAAAGTTATTACTGCTCCTATGCGTCTGTCCGTCAAGGGTGAGGATATTGCTCAACGGGACTGTGAGTATCTGATGCAAATCATTCAGGACAATCCTGTTGATAAGATTCTGGTCTGTGCAAAGGCAACTCGCCACATTATTGCTCTGCTGTCTGAATCTGACTTTGCCGACCAACTTGCCGAGCAAGGTTACTCTGTGCTGCACATTACTGCCAAGCACGGTGCATTTATTGACGGGCAGAAGGTCAATCGTGAGGTGTTTTTTGACACTCTGAATGCTTGGGGCAAAGACCCTGACAAAAAGTTTGTGGTCCTGCATCATAGCATTCTGGCAGAAGGCATCAATATTTCTGCTCTGGAAGCGGTCGTATTCCTGCGCTCTATGGACGTTGTGGGCATCGGTCAGACCGTTGGTCGGACGCTGCGTCTGCACCCCCAAGACGCCGCTGGAATCCGCTCTGGTGCCCTTCAGGCAGGCGACCTGGAGTCCTACACCAAATCCTATGGTCTGGTGGTCTGCCCGGTCTTTGACAAGGCATCTACGGGCACTGCGAAGGCAGTCCAGAATGTGGTGGACATCATCTTCAAGCAAGGTGAGGTTGCTGTGTCGGTGGTCCGCCGCTGACACTTTGCAAACTGTCACAACGGGCACTTAAAGACTGCCCAAATCCCTTATAATATACTCATACACAAAGGAGGAATCCTCAAATGCGTTGCAAAGTTCAACTCTATGTTGCTGGTAAAGTCTTCTATGAGGAAGTGCAAGCACGGGATTATGATGATGCCAAGCGCACTGCTCTTGCTCGCAACCCTAGTGCTAGAATCATCAGTGTTACTGCAGTTTATTGATGTCTAACATTCAAAATGAAAGTCTTCTGGATGCAAAACCTGGAGACCCAAATGGTTTTGTAAGTAAAGATGGTGAATGGGCAGCAGTCTGTTGGACTGGTAAAAAATACATCATCATTTACAAAGGACAACAAGTTCACACTGCAAACAATTATAAATCTGCAGTGTCTTATATCAAAAAAGCAAGCAAAGGTCAATCTGTCTCAACTTTGGATCAATTTCTATGAAAAGACTTTTTGCAATTCCATTTCTGATTGCGTTTGCAACTCCAGCATTTGCAGATGAGATGATGATTACTGTAAATGTGAATCGGGTTTGTGCTTCAATTGTGAATATTCCTTATGCATCTGATAATTTTTCTGATGCGGAATGGGAACAATTCAAGCAATGTGTGCAGTTTATGCGACAGTTTGATGGTGTTAAATAGACATAATGCCATAATCAAATGACCGCTTCCTACTACTTTTGGTTTTTTGTTTTTGCTGTAATTGCTTACTTTGTCATAACTGATAATAGTGTTGCAATTTTAGTGAATCTTATTACCAAATTAGTAGGAATCTGGTTTGAAAGAATGAAGTGGATGATACTGAATGATCCAAGAAATCCAATCGTAAAATACTTGATTTGGCGTCGTGCTATGAAACTTGCGAAGGAAATTCAAAATGAAATCGAAATGGAACGTCGATCCAAAGAGTCCAACGACAATCGCACGACTATTGAGTGAATTAGAAGGAGCAACATATATTTTAGATTGTCTTGATGACCAGGAAGCATATGATTATATTTGTAAATTAAAACAAAAATACTACAAGGAATATTTTAGATCAAATGCTAAATAACCCCATATGGAGATTACATATGCTCTCTACCCAATATAGATTGAAACTTGAAGGTATTTGTGAAAAGATTGCAAAGCAACAAGAAGTATCTCTGGAAGAAATGATTTGGGCAGAGAAACTTGCGAAGGCAAATCAGACAGCAGCAAGGTTTCTTCGTCAGGCAAGAAGAAAGGCAGAGAATCCAAATATGCAAGAAGGTGATCTTGATGACTTTTTGAATCAATTAGATATTGGCGGATTTGGGCACGAAAGTAAAGGAATCAGAGGTTTTGATTCGCCTGATGATATTGTAGAATGGTTTGGTCGTGATAGGGACAATGATAATGATGAATGGAGACGAAGAGACTGATGAAAACATTTCAGGAGTTTCTTTTTGAGGAAGAAAAATCTTCAAAGACAACAGCAGATTATCAAAATGAACCAAAAGGTAATGAAAAGTGCTCCAATTGTAATATGTGGAGACCACCTAATGCCTGTACTGCTGTGAAAGGTAAGATTTCTCCTGATGGATGGTGTAAGTGGCATCAATATAATAGAAAGAATAAATAACTAAAAAGTTGAAGAATGAAAACCTTCCAGGAATTTCAAGAACAAATGCTATCATCTGCTGAAAGGCATCAAGTTCAGGTAGCAGCACTTAAGTCTGCAGCAAGACAGCGAGTAAATTATGCAAATTGGCAGAGAAAGCACGCTTATCACGAAATTGAAATGAAGAATTCCAGAGAAGATAGAGATAGATTAAGACGCGAAAAAGAATCTCAACCTGCTTGATTTATTTTGACCCTTGACTTTTTGAGTTAAGGGTCTTATAGTATCTGTATGCATTATTAAACTGATGAAACCCAACTTTCGTAAAGTATTGGAAATGGCACTTGAAGAAGGTGTCCGTTATGGGTATAATCGTGCTCACAAACACGTAGAGAATCCAACAGAAGGTGCTATTATTGATAATATCGTGGAACAAGTTATGAATTCCCTGTATGAATGGTTTGACTTTGAGGATGAATGTAAAGATGACTGATAGAGCACAAGAGTTTATGAATAAAATCTGGGAAGCACGGAATTCTGGTGCTGACACAGAAGAAAAGTTAGTTTCCGCAATTCTTAATCTTGCTGCAGAAAATATTCAGTTTTTTCAAGCACAAGATGGTAGAATTGTCCTAGATAAAAATGATATGTTACAACTTGCAGAGGAACTGAATCAATGAAACTGATTAAATTTAAACATCGTTATGATTTTGGACACGATTGGTATGTTCAAATCATTAATATCAAGCGTTGGAGTTTGCTTCAATTCTCTGTGAGTTGGAATGACTATCCTAGTTTTCCTTATCTTCATATTACAATGGGGAGCAATGGTCTGTTGAGTATTCTCTTCTGGGCATATAAGTTTGGATTTGATATTGATGTCTTGAGTCGCACTTGGAATTGGGATTATCTGGAGAAAATGAATGAAGACGAAACTGAATTGGTTTGAGTATTACTTCGGTCATTGTTTCCAGACTGGTTGGAGAGAGATGTGGAATAATTTTAAGATGTGGCGTGACCTTATCAGTGGAAACTACGCAGATTATGCTCTACTGAGGAATGACGACCCTTTTCAAGAGTGTTATGAATGGTTCTGGACAAGCATTAACCTAGATGAAACATATCCTAAAGAGTTTCTTGAAGACCTGATGGAGATGTGTGATAGAATTGATAGAGGTGAAGAGAAACTGATTCCTATGGATGAGGATTACTTTAAAAGATTAAAAGACCTTATTGATGATGTGGAGTTGGATGATGAAGACTTTACCTGATAAGCAGCAACTTGATATAATGTGGACTGTGGCAACCTCAACCAGTATTGAAACTGGCACAAGACCCCATTACGGGTTTGCCAACCTGTTGTATGATTACCTCACAGACAACCTCAAAAACAAATACGGAATAGAACTCTACGATGGACCTCAAAGAAAAAAAAGCACTACTCAAGAGACTTGAGCAGGCAGGCACCACCTGTATGGATTGTGGAAAAACTTATGGTGTCTATTCAGTTGGTTGTTCATCTGTCTGGAATGGCAAGTGTGGTGTTTGTGGTGAAGAAAAACGGGTGACTGAAAGTAGAGATTTCGGGTATTTTATTACTGGTATTCGCAAACTGAAACTGGAAATTCAAAATGAGAAAAGTAATTGTAAAACCGAAAAGCAAAAAAGCGAAGAACAGACTCTGCAATGTGATGGGTAATAATCCCATTTGCATTGTAGAGCAAGACAAAGGAGATGGTATGTTGTTTCTCGCATCAGAGAATCAAAAATACTTTTTCTGGGTAAACATCAACGATTTCTGGGAATGTGATTGGGAGGTAATTTAATGAGTTTTTCTAAGACTGTTTCCGTTTTTGCTGCACTTGCAAGTATCTTTGCTGCTGGCGCTACTGGTTGGAAACTTGCTGATTCTCAAAAAGAAGTTCCTTTGAGTCCACTGGACCAAAAGGTAATGGAGTTGGAAAAGAAACTTGACCAAGCACAACAACCACAAGTTGCTCCAGAACCAGTCAAACTTCCAGCACCTACTGTTCAAACAGCACCACAACCTGCTACACTACCTCCAGTAACACCTCCTCCCCCTGTTGCAGAAAATGTCACTCCTTGATACTTTAGAATACTTTATTGATGATGTAGAGCAGCATCTAGGTTGTCTTGAGTGGGAAATCCGTGAAGAGACCAACTATGATGATGAAGGACATCGTGAGCGATTTGATGACTTCTGTGAACAGTATGATGAACACAAAGCACGATTAGAAGATCTCAAACAAATCAAAACTATCTTGGAGCAACAACAATGAGATTTCGTAATGTAGAGTTCCGTTGGAGCAAATACAACAACAAGTATGAACTCGTTAGGTGGTATGAAGACATTCCAGGAAAAGAAATTTGTTATGTGATTGCTTTCTTTGATAAAGGCAAAGAGTGTTATGATATGAGAACCATAGGTGATCGGTTCTTTGAGGATAAAGATGCTTGGGTTGTGGGTAAGTATGGTCTGGAGTTTCTAAATGAAATCTTTGAGATTGAAAGAATTGAAGATGAACTGAAATAATGTTCAACTTCAAAGAGGACTGGGAAGAACCAACCAAAAAAGCAATCCAAAAAATGATATCCTATAAGGGATACATTCCATCCAAAGACCTCAACGAGTATCAGTATCAAACCTATCTTCAAGTAGCATCACCATACGAACTGGAAAAGGACATTATCACCGAAAAGACGATGCTTAAAGTAAATGATGAATAAGGACGCATACTACGACTGGATTGATGAAAATGATTCCTATCCAGAACATTCTCATAAGTGGATAGTGGGACTTTATACTCCTGATGGTGGTAGATTTGATATGCTACACCGATACTTTGGTCCATTTGAAGACAAACTTCAGGCAAAAGAGTTCGCAGCAAATTACAGAGAAAAATACACAAAACCAGGATTTATTTCAAGTGTGCGAGTGTTTCCATTGTGTGAGGTATTATGAAAGTTTATGATTACCGAATTGAAGAGAGATTTGATTTTGATGAAATGACCCACTATTTTGTCATTCAAAAATATAGTGTTGCTCAAAACGAATATGTTCTTCACACACCTAAAAGATTTGGACAACTTATGCAAGCAAAAGAGGCAATTAGGATGTTAAGGAGATACAAACAACCAATTTATCATTATGTGGAGTGAGAAATGACTGAATTTTATGTGATTATGTTGAAGAGACAGGATGGTAAGGTTTATGCCGACCTTCATAAGACTAATCAGCACATTTACCTTACAATAGAAGATGCCTATGAAGAATGGAATAATTCAGAACATTACAAACAATACTTTCATATTGTAAAACTTATTGCCTCTTTACCTGATGAGTGATTACTCAACTGATAATGTAACCCGTGTAGAAGTAATTGACCAAGATGGAAGGTCTTATGTAAATTGGGACGACAACAATAAGGTAGAGTTGTCTTTTCAGGATGACGGAAGAACTCTCAAAGTTTTTATTAGCAATCGGGAGGACACTTTCTAAACTGGCACAAGACCTCACCACAGACCCTGTGGATGCCTTATAATACTCTCATACACAAAGGAACTCCAAATGCTTGATGCCTTTACTGATTATCCCATTCCATCTTATGGTGATGTTGCGGGAGAAAAAGCACCTATTCGTAGAGCAAAAATCTTGACCTACGATAGAAATAAGTATTGTGATGTGCTTGTCTATCAAGTAGATGAAGATGGAGATTTGAGGGGGACTGTTGTTAATTTTAAGCAGTTTTATCTCTATAAAAATGAAGCACGACTTGATGATGG